TCTCATTCGGGAGTTAACGTTTTGGTGCACAATGTATCACTATCAAGCAGCAAACAGCACACCTTTTATGATTGGAAGGAATTCGATTCCTACCATACGGGTTTGACTTTCATGTTCGGCCAGAAGTTATCTGGAAGTCCATGGAAGGCTAGCTCGTACCAATTAACGTGGAGAGTATGTGTGACGCTTCTCAGATATCTTTTTTGGATATCTTGCATTACATCTCTTAGGAACCTAGCTCGCATCTGCGCCTCTGATTTTGTCAGTGGAACAGTAGCGATCTGAGTCTCTTTGAAATGTTTACAATAGTAAAACAGTCGATGTTTATCTTCTGCTAAACTATGAGGATCGGCACCCATGGGCTGGTTTTTATACAGCTCCATAGTCTCCTCCCACATTTTATTGGGGGCATCGATGGCTTCAACAAAATAAAGCCACCAACCAGGATTAAAAGGAAGCATTAAAGTTTCTAGCACCCTTAAAAAAGGTGTTGTAGATACCGTAATAGTGAAAGATCCTATAATTAGGTCTCTCATTGGTATATACGATTCGGCAACCGTTTGTCTAAATCTTTTCATTCTGATATTCAAAACTGAATCCAGAATGTGAGATATTAGATTCACAGTTTGAGGTAGTCCAGAAACCCATTGAACCGCGAAAGCGCTCATGTGGGCTGGAGTTACCTGTCTCATTCCTTGTGAAGGACCAAACATTTGCCATAGAACAAGTGAACAAAATTTCGTCAAATCTCGTCGTGAGATGAGACCTGATGGAATTTTGTCCACTAATGCTAAAACGTCTTGTACAGAATTGATAACGTTTCCTAATGACGCTCTAAAAAGAGCAGGAAAGAGGTAACCAGATCTACAGGCAGCAAGTATTGCACCTGCACCGATCGGACTAAAGTCGACATTGGGACCTCTAAGTCTTTTGGCGAATTCTGTAAATCTTTTTGAGATAACAGATTTCCCCATGGAAATAGAAATACCAAGCGCCGCCATCAACTCGACATATGCAAGGCTAACTTTATCATTATTGATAACTACGTCGTCACCCAAGACCCTGTATAATACAGTGTCGAAGGGAACTCCAGCTTTTTGGGATGCAATATGCACAATCACGTGATGTGAGAGAGCGAGCATTGCCCATGAACTGTAAGCACCCATTGGTTGACCCACAGTGTATCTAACTTCCTGTAGTTCTTCGAGATTACTGAATGGAGTTTTCCAATCAATATCCAGAAGTTCTCTTCAAGTACGTCCATCGACTCCAGCAGCATCTAAGATGTCTGCTTGAAGATCAATGGGCAGTCTGTCTGTTGCTGCCGTTAGATCGTAACCTGACAAATTATCACTTAACTTCGCATTCGCGAGGAAAGTTTTAAAAGCCAGATCTTGATCAAACGTAGCATCACTTGGAATTTGTTTCAGTATGGAAAAAATGGAATCATGAAGCCCTTTAAAGGCCGATTGATACCACCAATTAGTTTTAGCTACAACACGGGCTTTACCGGCCTGGTCGTAAACTACACCTAATCCACCAAGGTAAAGTTTTCCAACTTCACCACGGTAGTTTCCAACACCGATTCTAAAATATTGAGAAAATCGATTTAGAGCAGCAAAGAATTTGCTGTAATAAAGACGAGATCCTCCATATTTCGAGACCACCCCAAGGATAAATTTAATCCCAATCATTAAGTAGTACCATACTATGTAAGTTAGTCCGAATGTGATATTCAGAAGAACAAACCATAATATGTACGCGTAAGCCTTTTGGTCCATCATCCACAGGAGTAGCAGAACCGCTTTTCGCGGCTCGTGCATGAATGCAATTGCATCCAATGCACTACCCCATGTTGATAATTTACCATTAGGCCCTGCTTTAGTACTCATGTGAGGGATAAATTTTCCAATGGTTAATCTTATTCCACCTCCGACCGACTCCATTCGTTTTAATTCTTTGTTCCATTTTCTGGGACCAGGAATCAAGGCGAGAAGAGCCGCTTTAATCATGGGTATTGGTAAGGATTTCTCCAAACCAGAGAAATTGTCCACTATTGACTTAAGAGATGCATCAACTTTCGTTGATAAAACTCTAAATATTGCAACCATCGTTAAAACAGCGACTATTCCCTTTTGGGTGAATAGCACTGGTGATTCAAGTGTTACCCATCTACCCGTTTCGGGTTCAAAGATAGGTTTCACTGTGAAACTTTTACCGATAGAATCAATATAACCTCTAATTTCACTTCTCATTTCGAGAGGTAACATTTTAGGTAAGCCATATTTGTCCAATTTCATTCGAATTACTCCAGGTTCAAAGGGTCTCAGCAATTCTGCGTTCCCTGCAAGGGCTCGAACTAATAGCCGTAACACTTCTTTCAGATACTTAAAAGTATATGTAGAACCGTTAGCAGCTATCATATGTTCTAACCTTGCTAAGAATAGCTTGAATGCTGGTCTCAAGTGAGGACATTGTGTCATCCAAATTGTTATGCTCAAATATCTCAATAATTCTTTGTGTACGGGCATTAAATCCCGTTGCAAAGTTGGTCGGGTTCCTTTCGGAATCTTTCCACTATTTGTCTTAATCCATCGTTTTCGATCCGATTTGATCTCAAAACCTTCTGAGAAAGAGGGAATTGAAACTAATCGATCACCGGCAAGCCGAAGCATACCGATAACGTCACGTAATTGTTCTAAAACAATTAAGCGAATAATCTGTATAACTTGGAACTCCAACAATACATCTGATAAAACAAGTACAACGACTGTAATGGTCGCGATAACTGTAATAACAGGTGCAAGAAGGAAAGCCATGAAAACAGCAGGATAAGTAAAATAAATTAACCAATAACCACGAAGGTTCTCAATTATTCGAGGATCTAACTGGTTAAGAGATATAAGTGCTTTATTTTTAAAGATGATAAGGTTTTTCATTGAAAGATTTTGTCATCCCAAGAATTTACGCACTTGCAGACACAAGTATATGTGTGCCTACAATCACCATGATACTTAACCCATCATTCGTCTTCATATTCTTCGACGGATTTTTTGTCCGTCTGGGGGGAGTGGGATCCAGCGCCGGTATTTCTCCGGATGTCTCTTCCCAACCCTGAAGATCAGTAGTGGCTAAAGTATTTTAGGTATAGCTCCTGTCTTGGGGACTTTACGTAAGTTTCCCGACGCAGCTTAAGCAACTCTCGCAGCCCGCTGAAAGCGCGTATCGCAATAACCCCCATTGCTGGTGGCTACAGGCCGTATACTTACGGCTATTAGCACCGACAACATAGTTCTCGATAAAATAACTATGCCTGCTAGTCCAGATTGCTCTGAAGGCGTGTCCGGGATCGTCGTTGGTACAACATTTTGTACAAGCCATGACTCTCGTTTTACCCGATTACCTGCAAGCGTACCTACATGCTGTGTTAAGAGTTTCCATTTGGGGCTGTCAAGCCCCCGGTGCTAGGAATTGAACCTAGACTCCACAACATTTCAATAAACCTGAAGATAACCAGTGTCGCCAAAATCTTCTCATAAAGAGTTGCACCCGAAAGGATGCATTTCGTCATAAGATTCTTTATCACGCCGAAAGGCTGGGTTTGTACAATACAAAACTTCCTTAAAAAGAAGCAAAGAACAGGTGTTCCTCTATCTTCTAAGAAGAGTCTTGGGGGTTC